GCCATATTATTTCCCTGCAAAAACGGTAGTGGAGCCGTCAACATGTGGTTTACCAGTAAACGGACAAATGCTTGCACAGGTGATCACGCCGGTACCACCATTTAATTTAATAGTGTCTGCATCTTGCGTGATATTTTTTGCTTTGATTACCTGGTCTTTTTTTATCGTGATAGTTTGCTGGCCGTTAATTGTTAATATGTCGTTCTGTTCGATGGTGTGAATACGGTCTTTCAATACGGTTAGCTGGTCATTTAGGCCAATCACGATATCGCGTAACTGCCCGATGATTTGCACCTGGTCGCCACTATTCACCAAATGCATATTGGCTAACGAGCCCAGGGTAATATCATCACCTGCCATCACTTCAAAGCTGCCCAGTGTTTCAATGAGCTTTTGACCTGCAATGTTTTCTTTACTGTGCTGCTCAACATTGAGTTCATGGCTACCGAATGCCCCTAAATAACGGTCGGCTTGCTGCAGTTCTTCAAATGCGCGACTTTCTTTCTTTTGGTCTGTGGCATCCGTTTTATTGCCGGCGGCATCGATGCGATCAAATACTTCATCGCGTTGCTGTTGCAACTGTTCGCCTGGCTCTATATCTGGTAATGACCAAGCGTCGCCCAATACAGTACGGATAAACGGTTTATCACTGCGGCCATAAGCAAAGGCAACTTCAACAAGTGTGCCTTCTGTTGGCATAGCCAATAAGCCTTGTTCATTGCCGCCAAACATAACCGGCAGTGACACTGCTTTATATAGTGGTACCTTCACATCATCACGGCCATCTTCATCTAATAACTGAATATCAACCGCAAAGCGTGGCCTAAACGGATTATGTTCATCACCCGCTTGTGCTTTGTCCGTCACGTTAATAACCCGGGCAAAACGCGGTAAGTGATGACCAGCAGCCAATTCAGGAAATAAAAACTGCAGCTTTCTTTTTTCTGCAGGTTCTTTCTCGCCAGTTTGCCAATACAAGGTCATTTTGTTTTCTTGAAATTCAACACGATTTAACCGTTTACCATTGATGTTCGCACCAGCGCGAACCGAGGGCATGACCGCTAATGTCATGCTGTTACCGCCCTTTTGCTCCTCACTTAATTCATCAGGGATGATCACCGGCTTACTTGCCCAACGACTATCGGCATAACTGCCAATAAAAAGGGTGCCATCTGTTTGTTGGTACCAGCAAAAATCAGCCACTGAAAATGCACGGCCAAGGTTATTCATTAGCTGATAACCTGTGCCTTGCGAAGTAAAGTTAGCAATACGTTTCGTGGTGTAATCGGCATCATTGGGTAATACGAACTGTAAGCCAGTATCAAAACTCAGTTGTTCGACAATTTCACTTAACGTCGGGTGCTGAATACTGACAGGCCAACGCGCGGCTAATATCCCTGCGCATTCCCTGGCAATAAGTCGGGTATAGCCATTTTCTGCGGGTTGAGCTTTAGTAACGAAACCATCAAAGTAATGCTTCATATCACCTTGATAACCAATATCAAATTGCACTAATTGTTTGGCGGTTACTTCACCTTTAACAATAAATGTCGCGCGACCACCTGCAGACAACTCAAAAATAATATGTTCGTAGCTAAGTGGATATGGGATGCCATCAATCAATATGCGTTTATCTAATTTCATGCTAACCACTCATCCACTTGACTTAAGATTTGTGCAAACCCCGTTAGTTCAGGCGCTTGATGTGCAGGCTGATTCACTGTTGCAGGGTGCGGTTTTGCTGCAACCACATTGGTATTATCAGTCGTTGTCGTTGCGCCCTGCGGCTGTTTCTCCGCCTCTCTCGCTGCTTTCACTTCCGGTACAGATAAATATTCTCGTAGCGTAAAACTCACTTTCCACGCCATTAAGTTTTCTTGTTCATCGGCTTGTACCCGACCAGTAAAACGCACCTGACGGATTTTCATTGCCTTGGCCAGCTCATTACCAATACGGTAAATTTTACGTTTACCGTCCTCAGTTTGCTGTGCAAGTGTGGTTAAGCGATTTAAGTCAGCGACATGTTTAAAGGCAATCAAGCCGGTGACTGCCATCACCTTACCTTTTGTGCCCTGCTCTGCGGTATCCGTTGTCGCGCTTTGACCACTCATATCGGATTCTTTTAATTCCATGCTTAAATTAATACGTGGTGACTTTAACGGAATAATTTCAGCATCTAAGGCTATTTGGGTCATGCGAATAACTCCGATAGAAAGGTTAATGGCGACGTACTAATAAACAAAGCTGCAAAGGTATAAGTATGATCGTGACCAGGCATTGATGATTGTGATAAACGGGTACTTATTACATTCGCTTTACCTGTGGCCGAAAACTGATAAACCGCCACATTACTATTTTTTAATTGGTTTATTGCGTCTGTCCATGTACTTAATTGCGCATTACGTTTACTCGCTAACGCCTGCAGTTTTTGCACCGGTGTTTGTTTATCACTGGCGATGCTTTCTAGTTGAGCAACTTGTCCGCCCTGGTACTGCAACACTTGACGCAGTGGGTCTATATTTATAAGCGCTTGAGGCTTAAACCTTGGTTGTGCGATGGGTAACGGCTTAATGAACTTTGATTGCGCTTGGCCGAGTGCTTGATTACTGCGTCTTGCAACTAGACCTAATTCGGGAATAGGCAAGACATTAAAGAGCTGCTGGCAATGCAGCGCAAAATCACTCATATTCTTTTCAGCAATCATAATGCCCGGCACATACAAATCACCTGCAGGTAAATAATCGTCTTGCACATCGATAAGTTTATTCGCCAATATTTGCACAGCCACCGGCGCAGAAAGATGGTCGCCATTTTCATTTTCACTGCCGACCTGGTACTGATATGGATGCACACACAATATTTGCCCTTGGACTAACAAAGCATCGAACTGCTGCCGATTGGCTAATAGTGATTCGGCATCATTGCTAAGCGGGTGACGCGAGAACGCCACCTTATTTTCAATCGCTTTGACGTTATCAAGCGCAGTATCCATCACGCCATTAACTTGATTTAATACCGACTCACTACTGGTTTGAATGGCCTGCGCTGATTCCGACCATTGGTATGAAGCTGCATTCCAAGTCATACAAGCCCCGATAAGGTTGGTCGACCGCATTCAGGGAAGTCACTTTGTAATACATACTCATTGAGCAGTTTACGGTCCATCAATAAATCATAATATTGCTTTCCCGTATATGCCGTGACCCGTAGTTCAGAGTAATCATTAGGAATTGCTTGGTCTTGTTGATATTTTACAACTTCAACTTCAACTTGCTGTAATAACGACTTACTCCATGTTTGCTCTTCTTCGATAAATACGGGTAAATATCGTTGTGCGTCATACTGCCACTGCTCATTTACCCACGAGTCATATTGCGCAGGTTCAAGTAAGGTATGCGTTTGTGGTAGCTCACCAAACTCTGCTACTTGATAATCATCACCGTTATCACGATCTTTAGCATAAGCAGTTTTGTTACGATGATCATAAAGTGCTTGCCATGTTTCGCGTTGATAAACAGCGTTCTGTCCATCAAGTAAATCAGGCAGTGGATCAACAGTACTTTGTGCTGGTAGGCCAGTGTTAGCCTCAATTAGCATTTCGTACGAGGAAATATACAAGCCAGCATGATTATAATTATGGATAAGCAATGTTTGATCTTGTTCTGAAAATTCAAAAGTCATTATGCAGCCCTTACTATATACATGAATGCGATATTGCGAGGTCTATTATCTGCTGCGGTAGGGACTACCTTCGAAGCATCAAACACAGTATCGTTAGAACTATCACCACCCGTCATGTAATTACCTGATGCACCATTAGAGCCACCACTTTCAAAAACACCTGATACGCTAGCTCTAGATACCCTATTGAACTTAAACGCACCTGTAATATTCCGTATCGCGTCACCTTGCGAACTCCCAATCGCACGACCAATATCAACTCCGCGACCATTATCCCAGCCACGAATAAACTCACTTCGCAGATCTTTAATCACCCCACTAGGATAAGCTTTCGCTAATTCTTGATACGTGGTTTTATTGAAAGATTGGCCTCTGCATTCAAGAAAACCCGCGGGGATAGTTGAGTGAGGCCACGGTAAAGGCACACCTACAGGACATATTTTAGCAGCTACCTGCAACCATATATCTTCAACTGGCAAATTATGGGGACTGTATACACGTTCATTATTCTCATATATTGCGCCACTTGAATGCAAACCAGTTGTTTTATCTAAGTCTAAACTAACTCGTTCTGTTGCTGTGCCCGTCGACTCAACTGGTGTTATAAGCATCCAGCCACTATGATTACCAAGGTCTATTAATAAGTGTGTCGTAATTGATGATACAGAATCGAAATAAACTTCAACTGCTTTTTGTCCATACGTTCGGTCTGCATCTAAATCAACGATTCGTACGTGACGTAGCGCACCATTTCCTGATGCGTACCCATTACTACCCAGTATATTTATATACGGACTATTGCCATATGAGATGCCAGCTTGAAAACGTACGTAACCATGTTGGCCACTAGCGCTCTCGGCAATAACAAATTCGGCATTACTACGCCTTTGCCCTGTTGCGATTCGAATCCATTTACCAGCAGCGACAATTGCAGACTCACTGTCAACTTTAGAAAAGTTGGCTGGGCTTCTACCGCCGAGTAAACTAGAGTCTGCTGCCGTGGCTGTTTTGGCTAGGTAACGACCATCACCGGTTGCTTGGGTCATTTTGCTTGCCGCTAAATTATAAGCGGATACCGCTTTGTCATACGCAGTTTTCAAGCCCTTCGCTGACGCAACTAAAATACTTGATATAGATGTAACGCTGTCGGTAATAGACGCTTTATCTATCTTCTTATCAAGTAAGTCATCTGCAGCTGCTTGCTGGTAATATTCTGCAAAACCTTCAATAACACGGCAATCGGTAACATTACCCGCGCCATCAATATCAGCAATTTTTGTCACGTAATGTTGATAACCGTGACCATCAACATAATCGGCAAGTGGTGTATTACTTATTTTAATAACAAATACTGTTTGCCACTGACTTGTTAACTGGCCTTGCCAACTTACATCGAGGTAAATACTCGTTGAATTGATGATGCCCGCAAGCGTTAAATCCGCCGCTAAGTGACAACGTAAACCGCCAACATAACCACGACCTGCTTTAGCAATGTAATTACTGCCCGACTTTTCTACTTTAAAGCCATCACTTAAGAACGCTGCTTGGCCGAACACATCGATATTAGCTAAACGCTCTGCTTCATCCATGCCAAACAAACGCGCGGTAAAATCAATCTGCCAAGTGGATGCATCAACATCGATGTTGGTTAATCCTTTAGCGTCGTTATAGCTCATCATAATAGAGCGAGTTACTGAGTTACCATTTTGTACACCGAGTATGGTTTTCAATTTGTACACGGTCGGTATATGACTAATGGCCGCGATAACACCTGATGCTTTGTTGCGTAAGCCAATCCAGTTAAAATTAAAATCACCGATAGTAGTATCCATGATCAATGAATACACCACCGCATTCGGATTAACGTAACCGGCTTGGTTCACATCCCCCACAAATACGACCTGCGCTTGTGCTGGCAATCCCTCATTACGGTCAATCGGTAGGGATGCATCTTGATTTGGTACATTAGCTAATACAAATTCATCCAGTGCAACCGGCGCGGCGACCGCTTCTTGTTGTGCTTTATATTGCTCAAACGCCACTGTAATAATGGTTTGTGACATGGTTACTCCTCTAATACTGCCACTTGGCACTGATGTTCCCAATCAATAGCGCTTGCGGTCATGTGCAAAAAAACGGGGTTAATAACTTGGAACTCATAACGGCGGCAGGTTCTACCATAGTGTTGTATTAACGTAGCCAACAGTTCATGGTTTTCAGATAACTGCGAATCACTTAATCGAATCGTGATAATGTCCCAATCACGCTCTGGCACACGTTCATCAATTTCAACAACACCCACACCTAGCCGCTGAAAAATACGAATGAAGCCGGCTGTTTCACCAGAATCTTTGGCATTAATAAAAGCGAACTTAACCCGTTTTCTAAACAGGGATGACGGTTCACCCTCAAACTGGGTTATGTCCCTGTCCCAGGCTAATACTGTTAACAAACGTGCCGAACAGGTCATGGGGTCCAGTTGTTCTAATGGCCAAATAGTCCAACCACGAATACGCTGCCAGAAATTCATCACGCCATTAGCCAAAAAATGTGGCTCTTTTAAGTTGGTTGCTAAGCTCTTGCCATCCATCCACCAAGGTAATGTCTTTTCAGGTAATGCCGGTGCTTGTTGTTTATGTTCCATAAGTCACCTCGACATTACTCAAACGCGGGATAGCTAACGCACTGGTAATGTCTTGATTAGCAAAACTCAATCGGGCTAAGTCAGGCAATTTAATGTGCATTTCTTTGGTTAATACGCTGAATGAAAACGTTGATTTAGGATTGACGCGCGTAACATGGCCGTAATCGCCAATGTTTCTGAATGCTGCGTTAATGTGGTTTTCAACTTCTGTTTTCAGTATGCTTTTCTGTTCATCACTCAAATTGGCGACAGGGTAAATAACAACACTCACTTGATGCTGTGTTTCAGGCATCGCGAGACAAAGCACATTGTCACCGTGACCGTGATTACCTTCATCCATCACATAATGATTTAATTGTTCAAGTAACAAAGATGGCGTGCTGCCGACTTCCATTAAAATATACGCATTGGCTGTGCCTGGTCCTCTTGGCGCCTCATGTTCAAAATAGATTAAGTCACTGCGGATACCGGCAACGCTGGCAATCATAGAACGATAAATTGAATCAATATGATATCGACCTGCAGCACTAAACTGGTTACGGATACGCAACGCTAATTCATCATCACCTTCGGTATCACTGCCAGGTGATAAAATCCAATCTATCGGGTTACTCGCGTGAGTAATACCACTCACCCCTTCCGGTAAAATCGAGTAATAACCCGCAGGTAGATTAAAGGCGGCGCCCGAACCAAGCGCTTCACATAGCACTAAACCACTTTCTTTACCCTCGGCTATCACAACATCATCAACCACGGCTAAGCGATAACGCATACCGTCAATACTGTCGGTTTCAATGATTGCGCCTTTATTTACAACCACAGGGGTTTCTGGTTTTTCCTTAAAGAACTCAACAAATCCACGGGTATGTGTGGCTTGTTTTCGTTCTAAATCCACATCCCACGCTTTAAGCTCTAAATAGATATCGGTTGCCGTCGCTGCAAATGCATTAGGTAATACATGATTAGCTAACAAGGTGTTAATGATCCACATAGCCGGCTTAATCACGACCGCTTGCACTAATCGCCAAAAGGGTGACATCCGACTATCGTTACTGACTTTACTCCCCGCTGCTTCAACTTCTTTTTGCAGTTCAATCGCTAACGCGTCTTCGGTTGTTGGGATCCCTTCAGCTGCAATCAGCGCTTCAAAATCAATGTCTGGTCTTTTACTCATACTGAGATCCCCATATTTACATCACCATATTCTGTTGTTTCTGCGAACAACCAAATTTCACCGGCACTACGCTCTTGTGTTGTTGCTGTTCCTGGTTCTATGCGTTTGTCTTGTTCAATCAGCATTTCAATTTGCGTTAGAATATCCGCGCGTAATGGTCGACTGCGCTCAGCCTGTAATTGACGCACTAGGCCACTTTCTAAAATGGCGTGTTTGACGTCTTGGGCAATGCTATTCCTGTCACTGGTATATTGCGGTTGCTGACCAGCATCGAAATCAATGCCGCCATCACTGACGAGTAAATCAATATAATCTTGTTCCATTAGGGCGTATCCATCTCGTTCCATTCGTGCAACTGCGCACGGGTAAATGGTTGTTCTTGTTTAATGTGAATATCACCGGTATGGGTCGACTTACCGCCATTGCCCTGCATCGCTTTTGCCATTTGAGGCATGTAACCATAGGTTGGTACTTGTGCGGTCTGCGTACCTTGTAAATAGCTGCTAATCGGTCGGTTAATTCTTTCGCTGTTCGCCTTTTGGTTACCAATATTCATTGATTCAACATCTGGTATTAATGGTTCTTTCACCAGCGGTTCAATTTCAATACCCGGGATCATATTGATTTTTTCTATCAACCAATTGATGCCGTCACCCAATAATTCAAATACCGATAAATCACCTAAATAATCAGTGAAGTCAGTCCAGCCTTGCGCCATCAAACCAAACACCATCATGGCTTGCTGGCCGACGAGGATGAATGGCTGAGCTAAAAATAGAATTACGCTAAATAAGTGAGATACGACAGTCGACACACCGGATGCAATGAGCTGCCAAGCACTCATCACGGAATCAGCAATACCTGTAAATAACGCAGGAATAGTGCCCAGAACGCTAAGCGCGGCAGCTGGCCCATCAATCAGTAAGCTAAAAAATGCTTTAATGCTGGTGAACACCACTTGAAACGGCAGCAACAATGCATCCACACCTGCCCCAATGAGTGCCCATGCACCGGATGCAATAGCCACATAACCATCGAACAAGCCTGAAAAGAAATTAGACAGGGTATTAAAACCAGACATGATGCCTTGCATGAATCCAGTATTTAACAAAGCTAACGTGAATATGTCCCAGGCTAATACCAGATCATTAATCACCGACATAACACTGCCACCAACGGCTTTGAACATCTGGCCAATTTGGTTAAATATCCAGATTTTGTTTAATGCTGCCGTTAACTCATCCCAATAAACAATGATGCCGATAACAGCAATACCAAGGGCAAGAATACCCGCTACAATCAATAAAACAGGGTTAGCAGCCATGATCATGTTTAAGCCTATAAATGCACCTTTCATCCACGTTAAACCCGTGCTTGCAACGGCCATGACACTACTCATGATCACAACGGCGGAACCCCAACCTGCAGTCACCAAGGTTGATAAACCCACGATTAAGTTCCACGCGGCTATGGCGCCCGCACCACCGACAATGGCTAATGCTGCATAACCAAGATACTCAGTGATATTGGGAAATAATTGTGTCCACTCCAGTATTGAACCAATGCCGTCAGCCATGCCACCAACAAGACCATTTATCGCCGGTAGCACTAAACCAAATACACCGGCGCGGATGGCATACCAACTTGCATCTAATCGCTCCCATTGGTCAGTCATTGCGCCCGCCATACTTTCAGCTTTACCCATGCCTTTTACATCGCCAAGGGTTTCAATACTGCTGGCAAGGCCATCGGTATCAGCCATGAGTAATTTAATCATGCTCACCGCTTCAGCGCTGCCAAAAGCGTTTTTAAGCGCATCGCTTTCAGCTACATCCAAGGTATCGCCAAACTCATTCTTCAGCTTTCCTAAAATGTCATGCATAGGCAACATCGCGCCCTGGCTATCGGTGAACTTCATGTTTAACTTATCTTGCGCTTTACCCACACCGTCTAAGAAGGATTTATATTTAGTACCAGCCTCAGCGCCCGACATGGTGGATTGCAAGGTACCGAGGATCGCCATCTGCTCATTCATACTGATACCTGCAGATGTAGCATTGGCGCCAACACTGGTAAACGCATCACTCATGCCTTTACCCGTGGTTTTAAACATTTCCACTGATTGTGCGGTCATGCCCGCAACTTGCTTAGACCAAATGCCGGTACCCATGTCATCGGCCTGATTTTTAAACACGCCGTACATGGTGCCCATATAATCCGTGATGGTGGCGGTATCTGCTTTCGTTGCAGCAGCAAGGACCGCAGAACTCTTGGTAATATCAGCAAGCTCATCACCGTTAATATTGCCAAAGGCTGACTTGATATCATAAGCCGCTTCAACCACTTCAGTCGCAGATTTACCGTATTCAGCAGAAAAGCCCAATGCTGTTTGCTGTAACTTCTGCAAGTCAGCATCAACAACGCCAAGTGATTTAACTTCACCCAGTACACGGTCCATTTCAATCGCTGGCATCAATGCACTTTGCACCGCAAAACCTGCAGCTACCAAACCTGCGGTACCGCCCGCCATTTTGTCCCAACCAATACGCCCTGCATCAGCGGTTTGAGTAATAGAGCTCTGAATACCTTGTAATGGCGCAGAGGCTTGATCAATCAAGCCAATCGTCATCATTAAACTATCCATATGAGAACTCATCTAATCATTACTCCCCGTTAAATGCTTTTGCGATACCATTAGCAACGGCAATGGCGTGTTTTTCAGTTTGGGATTTATCCAGCCAAAGCGCCCTGGCATAACTTTCGGTGTTATCGGGCGCATGAGGCAAATAAAATGCCTTTAAGGTAAAGATTTGCTCTAACTCATTGCGCTCGATAGCCTGGGCATGGCGTATTAGTTTTTTACTTCAATTCCCAAACCGTCTTCAAAATGTTCATTCACTTTATGCAGCAAACGCATCACTGCACCAGGTAATTGCAATACTTCATCCAACGCTGACTTATCGTCTTTGTTGACGACACGGCGAAGGTAATTGGTTGCTGGGGCCACTTTGTCGTGCGGCATCATTTCATTAATGTATTTGTTATACGCTGTGAGTGATGGTTCAAAACGTAGTTCTTTACCCGCGATTACTAATACGATTGCTTTCTTTGTCATGCTGCATTATTTCCTTGAAGTAAGTTGTAAATTCGATCGAACCCGGAGTCCATGTTACGTTCAACACGGTCACCTAATTCTTTAACGTCATCTTTTGTCGCATAGGTTTCTGCAACGTGTGTTTTGTGCTCTGCTAAATCAGCTGAAACCTTGGATAGCCAAGTGATAACGGCGCCACTAACAACTACAACTAACATCACGATTGCCACTATCGCGGCTACCCAACTCGCCATTTAACCCTCTCTTTATTTCTTCAAGCCTAACTGCTTAGTTTTATCAACACTGCTGCGACTACTGCCGAGCCAAAACGCGACGGCGGTACCAAACGCACCTAACACCGCACCCGCTGTCATAATTATCACCTGGTCATAAGCTTTGGGTGGTTCAAAGGCAAACAAAGCGATAAACATACCCGACACCATCAGCGCAAGAATGAGTGTCATCACACTCGGCATCCAATGGTCTTTATGTTCAGCGCGCGCGTTTTGGGTGTCTGCCAGTTCAACTTTGCGTTCATCTAATGCAATGGCCGATGCTTGTAAGGCTAATTTTTTAAGTGATACCCGTTCTTCACTTTCTAACTTACGAATAGCAACCAGTGCTTCAGGATTTTGTTTAATGGCTTGCTCAATCGCAGCCGGTGTATTTTCGACCCCTAATGCATTGGCAAGTAACCCACCAACTGCAGCACCAGCGGGGCCACCGATTAAGGTGCCAACCAATGGCGCTGCACTACCAATCAAGGATTTAATATTGTCCCACATGGTTAATCCTTACTTATTGAAAGGCTGATAATCTCACCAGCGAATTCAGCCATCAGGGCAGAGAACGCAGCCGTTGAATTTAATACAGCCCATTCACCATGAACAAAACCAAAGTCCACACCTGGTGCTAAGCAACCTTGTAAATCTTGCGGTGAATTGGCTTTGTGGATCAAAATATGCGTGCGCAAGCTTGGCCCATTGCGTGTAACACCCAGTGCCGGCGCTTCAAGTGCATAACAAGCACCGAACTTAGGCGACTGATGCGGCATAGCATTGTAAGTACCCTCTACAATGCAAGATTCAGACGGTTTGTTATTCAGCATTGGTCGCTCAACGAAACAACATACTTTGCTGCCATCTTCACGGTGTAGCGTTGAATAGGTACCTTGTTCAAAGTAACGACGTCTTAATGAAAAATGTTTCATAGCTTTCCTTTATCGATGAGGTCTTGGCAAACAATACAAAATTGACAGCCTTTAACGGCCTCTTGTCGTGCTTTGGGAATATCAGCACCACATTCATTACATTCTTTAGCGCTCAGTAATTGAGTCTGCTTAGGTTGCTTTGCAAAGTGATTCGTCAATGCCATTTCGGTTTGTTTTGCTTCAAGTGCACACGCACTATCTAATGCATCCATCGCTTACCCCACTAAATCGCGGGTATCTTCTTTACTCAAGTAAGGAATACCGTCGATATGGATAAAATCAGGACTAGTGACTAAACCTTTAACTTTATGTTTGGTTTTATCTGATGACGATGGATCCACATCTAAGATGCTTTCCAGTAATAGTTTTACACCGAAAACTTCAATGGTGAGCTCTTCACCACCGGCATTGCCATAGAACATGCAGTCATGTGGTTCAATACCACGCCAGCTGCCTGCGCTTTTTGCCGCTTGGGCCAATAACTTAAAGTTTTGAGTATCAAGTTCATACTCAACATCAGCACTGACCGCACCGTCGGTATGACCATCGGGCACACCACGGGTTGTTGATACAGCTGAATCATCAGAAATAGATACTGAGGCTTTTTCCACATGAATAACGGTACCGAAAATATCAACATCGAAATTCATGCCAGCTAAACGTTTACTCATGCTGCGTCTCCTGGGTTACTAAGGTCTAACATCAGATTGGCAACAATCTCTTTCGGGCAATCGTAAGGTTTGGCTTTGATGTAAATTTTCACCTTGTTACGGTTAACCCAATTGATAGTGATGGCATCCGCCGATGGTGGTTGAATATCACCAGGGAACATCTGTTTACCAATGGTTGTGCTTTTTGACATTTCACGCAGTGGGCGTGCATAACGACTTTGCGCGGATTTAGTGCTAAATGGCGTGCTGTTAAATGAACGGTCACCCAAATCGGCAATACATAATAGACGTACACGGCGAGCAACTTTGTCGATAACACGGCGATTTTCTACTACCTGGTAATCACCGCCTTCGACATCTAACATACGGCCATCGGCCCAGTAGATGCCGTCATAATCAGGATACCAGCAAGGCACAGAGAGGCGGTTTTTCTCTAACGCCTTTAATGTTGCGGTGCTGAGCGTTACCCCGTCTTTATCAACCGGCAGTGTCACATCACCAATTAATGCACCTGTTTTAACGCGGCACGGTGAATCGGCAATAGATACGCTGCGATTACATAAACGGCCCATTAATTTACCCAGGGCATCTGGGAAGACTTGCGGGATAAGCATCACACCATCGGCGGCAATAGTGTCTTGGATAGCCACAGTGGTCGCTTCATAATCAGACCACGACTGAAGTTCGCCAATTTCAGGCGTACATAACGCAATAAACTGCCAACGACCATATTTCGATATCAATGTATGATAAAGCGCTTGCGCTGCTGTAATGCTTTTTTTATCTGATGTTGGGTCACACAAAACAACGGCTTCAAAACTTTGAGTTTCTTGGGCTTTAAGTGCTGCTTCATCCCATTTTTCACCGCTAGCCATGACATAAACTGCGGCACTCCAATTCTGACCTGCGTTAAGCATTGCGGCTTTCACGTTACTTTTCAGTGCTGAATCATCCGCACCGAGCCGCTGGTCAAAATCGGTATCGGTATTTACTGACAATAATTTGCCAGTATTGGTACTGCCCAGGCCGATAAACAAGAAATGGCGTTCCACTTCTGTTACTGGCCCCTGCATTTGATTAAGTGTATTTACTTGAACTACTGGCCACATTAGCGTTGTTCCTTCTCTAGTTCTGCTGCTAAAAAATTGGTAATGTCTTTTGACTTCGCACCTAAAAGCTGGCGTTCTGGTAACTTAACTTCCCAACTCGATTGCGATTTTTTATTTTTCATCATGCGAATTATCAAACCAGCATGTCCCATCGTCATGTTTTCATTGATCCATTTAAGCGTTGGTTTTTTTCGCTTACCTTTACGCTTTGCTGCAATGGTATAACCGATTTCTCTTAACCTTTTGGCTTGTAGCCTCGTTGAAGGTTCATCGTAATCAGTCCTGCCGTTGCTATAAACCTTTCTTGCTTTGGCTGCATTCCACTTTTCAGTTGCGCCATGTTGATGCTTACTGGCGATGGTTCCCGCAAGACCAGGGAAATATAACGTGGCTTCATTTGAGTTAGCTTTGGTCTTTAACTTCTTACTCATCTTGCGCATCATTTTTTTACTGCCTGACGCTCTACCCTGCCAACTGCGACCATTAGGGTCTTTGTTTTCTCGAATATTCTTTTTATTTTGTTTAGCTAAGTGCCGGCTTAACTTGCCGAGTATTCGAGTTCGTTTTTTAGGGTGTAACGTCATGAGTTTTAATTGTTGCTGAACGCTTAACATTTCGCGTTCTAGCATCGACACCCTAATCACGAATCGCTTCCAATAGGTGACGGCGGGTTATTCCCCGAAAGAATGTCGCCATGTTCAGCAATCCATATTTCATAAGGGGCTACTTTCCACTTTTTCCCATCCCACTCAATAGGCCCATTTGGATCTTCAACCACCATGAAGGGTTCACTAAATTCCACTTCAATGACCATTTCAACGCAATCTTCACTCTCAGGTTCAATGTCTGCTGTTGGGTCTGGTAAGTTAAACTTACTGCGGTGTTCATCAACATCCATTAACCAGGCCATCACTGACGCAAGTACAATTTCAGGTGCACATTTCTTAAAGGGAAAACGTTCAAAACTCAGCACCGCTTTATAAGACAAGTGACCAATATCACGGCCATTGCCATGATCTTTCGGTGCCAAAATCAGCTCTACATCTTCCATCCAAGAATCGAAATGTTTATGTATTGCTTTAGGTACCACGCTATTAATTCGGTTTGTTAAACCCTTTAGGTAATAACCTGCTGAATATTGGCTTTGTTCGCTCATAGCAATGCAATTCCAGTTCTGCCTTTGCCTTTGATGGCTCGGATATGCTGCTGGCTTTCAGCAAGCAATTGATCACGCGTTTCGACCTGGCTATTTGCTGCGTTCTCACCCGCATCACGCATTTGTGTTGTAGAAAACTCAGGTAACAACTCTGATTTAGTACGTGCAAATACAGCCTTTTCGTACAAAATAACTAATAGGTTTTTGTCACTAATCTTAGGCTGACCTGCAACATCAGCAGCCTTAACCGTACCCTCGAATTGATAAGATGCTTTAACGTCAGCTAGCTCGATATTAATTTGCGCGATAGCGGCAGCAACGGAATAGGCGATAGATTCTTTATCCATGTCCATTGGCACACCACGGCGTTTTTCAAAATCACCGGCATTCAAGTCAGGCCAAAACCCATCATTTTCAACCACTGTATCTTGATGGCCATCATCAGCTTTACCGTTAAACATCTGCATTCCTTATTCAATTAGGGCGCCTCTAGCCACTGGGTCGATGGATTAAGCGGAGTAATAAATTACTTGCTCATCCTCGCCAGCCGAGGCGCGGCGGCATAGGAGCTGTTAACTAAACAACCTACAGATTCGTTCCTTCAACAAGGGCGCGAATACGCTGGTCAATTTTGTCTAGCTGCGTAGTTACTTGCGCCTTAGCGTGTTGATTTTCGGCTTCTTGTAACAACGCTTTGGCTTTTTTTAATGTTTCTACATCGGCAACAGAAGACGCTTTTGGCTTTCCGTTTTCATCACGTAATAAAAACAATCCGGCAAATTTGAAAAACTTAGCGGTTAACGCTTCGTTAATACGCCACTCTTCACGTACTTTGGTGAATACTTGGCTAAAGAACGGCTCAATGGAATGGCCTTGCGCAGACATGCGTTCCGACCACTTCAATACTTCATCAGCACAAAAGGTGGCAAAGTCACGTTTGAAACGTTCCGGCGTATCAATGCCAAATTCGATGGCTTTATCACACCATGCGATAGCCGTTTCCAGATCATCAATATCAAATAACCAAATGACCATTTGAGCAAACAACGGGTTATCAAACTGCTCTTCACCTGCAAGGTATTCTTCAATCGCAGGGCGATATTTTGGTACCAACACTTCGCGCTTATGTTCGATTTTATCTTCACGACGATTGAAGCCTTTCAGCACCTTGATATCGTTTTCCATTTCAGCAAGCAGCAAGTGCAAGCTTCGAGGCTCAGCACCAGACGCCTTAACCTGATGCTTCGCTGGTTCCTGCTTTTTCAGTAATGCATTGCGCTGCTTTCGTAGTGAACTGACCATGTGATACTCCTACTACTCTGGTGCTACAGGTTCTACAATCTCAACCGTTTCGATTGCAGCGAATTTGTCATAATCACCCACCGCATAACCTTCCATGCGTAAGTACGAGGTTTCATACTGCTTACGGTCTTCTTCATTGCGAGACTTACGCCATTGCGTACCCTTTTGGGTCAACGTTTGAAGATTTTTCAACGTCGTAATCCAAATCTGAGTTGCAGGGAAAAATGGTGGTGTATAGGCCGTTAAACCTGCCACTGTTTTCGCCAATGTTTGCGCCGCTTTATGTTCGGTTGGTGTGCTTGCAGCTTCAAGTAAACGATGTTGTTCTGCAGCAACTAAGTCACGACCAATTAAAATTACTAGGTCAGGACTGCCCTGATGTACTTCATTAATGGCGTTATTTAATAAATCATTCGCTAATGAATCGAGGTTTTTGTAAGAATCTGCAGTCACACCTGTTGGATCTAATTTTGCAGTCGCGAGTACCTGAGCTGGTGCTTTTTCTTTCGCTTGCTGCATCCAACCTTTATTTACGTCTTGGCCCAGTGGGTATGTTTCAGGGTCTGTTGTTTCAGCAATGCTGATACCATTAAAACCAATACGCAGCATGTCGAGTGCAAAATTACGCGTGATCGCATTGTTCATTAATTTAATGAATTCGCCAGCTGTACCAGAGTTAGCCCATTGAGTTAACGTAGCCCAGGCAACCGCAGCACCCGAATCTGTTTCAGTTAATTCATAGGTATTTTCAGCATTACCAAGGGTTGCACTGAATCGACCAGTCTTACTACGACCCGTTAGTAAACCGCCGGTACCAACATCGATAACGCGACCTTTAATTTGGTCCACAGGGATCACTGAAATCATTTTTAAAAATGAATCAGCATGGGTGATGGCCTGACGCAATTTGGTTTCCATTGGCGGAGCAATAGCAAACTGTTTGGTTGCGTCAGGAATGCCAGCTGCTAACGCAACTGCGATTGAATATTTTTCTAAATAGCTACTCGCTAATGCACTAAACATTAAATAGCCTCCACTTGGTTGTCGACATCCGCACCTTCACCAGCGTTGCGCTGACCAGGTACTTCATTTTTTAACTCGCTGAATTGGGTGTCTAATTCACCTTGTTTGGTGAGCACATTATCAACTTTGCCCATTAACGCGCTAAATTGCTCAGCTGTGACACCAGCGTTACCCGTTGGCTTTGGCTTATCTTTATCATCAGCAACATTGGGTTCATCGTCAGTGTTGGCAGCTGGATTTTTCAGTTGTTTAGCAAATTCCGTTTGGTTGCCTTCTAGTGCAGACTGCTTTTCTTCAATGGTATCTAGTTTGCCCATCAACGTAGCGTACTGTTCTTTATCCATGCTTTCTTCTTCCTGTGATTGGGGTTCGGCTTCAAGTGCTGGCAGTTTCCCACCAGTTTCAAAGAAGTGTGCAATTGTAGAAAATGCCTTAGCCAATGGATTGAGCGTGGCGCATTCAGAAAAATCAATTTCTTCTAGTTCGCTGTACTCATGGCTGCACTCTTCACCACTACCCTTTGAAAATTTTAAACGTGTTGTACCTGTTGACGCGGGGGAGTCAGTCACCGCCAGTCCCATCAGGTAGCAACGACCTTCGCCTTTATAGTCAGGGTTTGGCTCAATAGATGTAAAAAGCTTTTGCCCTTCTGCATTCGCTTTCAATAAATGGGCATTGGGCGTAATTTTGGCTAACAAGCGTAGTTTTCCTGCACGCTTTTCTGCTTTAATATCTTCGACAGTACCCCAGTTTTTACCCTCGTACTTGTCCCAGCGCGAGCGACTGTGTTCTGGCCAAATCAACGCAGTATATTCATCGAGTGAATATAATTGAGCCATATCTTTGATCCAGTTAGTAGTGACAGCACGACCATCAACCGTCGCGCCTTCTGTTGCTACTATTTTCCAATCACTCGTTTTACTCATAAGCCCACTTTAAGTTTTAAAATTTATAACGGTGTCGTCAGTGAACCCAACAATACGCTTTTACATAATGCTATTCAGCTAGTTACGTTCCGCTGAATTCCATTTTTGGCATTTCTGGAAGCCAGCGGAATTTCACTTAAATATTTGCCAATTTTCCAGCGGTATGATGTAAAAACGTAAACACAGAAAGGGCAAACATGGCGTATTCACCAGAAATAAGACAAGCTGCACGGGCATTGTATTTGAAGGCTTGGACCCCAAAAGAAGTCGGAAAAGAACTAGGCCTAGCAAATGAACGTATTGTTTATTACTGGGCTGACCGATACGGTTGGCGAGATATGCTACGAGAGCACACTGTTGACGAGGCTATTTCAACACGCATTCAAGCTATTATTGAAATCCCCGAGCCGAGTAAATCACAACTCGACTTGTTAGATCGCTTAGTCAAACATCATACGAATCTGAAAAAGCTGCGTACTCAAGAGCAATTTCGAGAGAAGCAGCCTGACGGGGATAATAAAAAAGAAAAGCGTAATAGCGGTAAGTCTCGACAAAACAACTCAACGGATAGTCAGAAGAAGAAAAAAGCCGGTAAGAATAATATTGAGCATTTAACGCCGGAAGATTTTGAAGATTGGCATTCGTCGTTATTTAAATACCAACTCACGATGCGGGATAACCTGACACAACGTATTCGTAATATTCTTAAATCACGCCAAATTGGTGCGACTTATTACTTTAGTGGTGAAGCGTTAGAAGATGCGATATTGACCGGCGATAACCAAATCTTTCTGTCGGCATCACGCGCTCAAGCGGAAGTATTTCGCAGTTACATCATTGCTATTGCCGAAAATTTCCTTGGTGTGCAGCTCACTGGTAACCCTATTATTTTATCTAACGGTGCTGAACTTAGATTTTTATCGACCAACTCAAAAACAGCACAAAGTTATCATGGCCATGTTTATGTTGATGAGTATTTTTGGATCCCAAAATTTGAAGAATTAAATAAACTTGCTTCAGCAATGGCGACACATACTAATTGGCGTAAAACTTACTTTTCAACGCCGTCATCAAAGACTCATCAGGCCTATCCGTTTTGGACGGGAGACAGCTGGAAGCGCGGTAAAGAAAGTCGTGAACGCATTGAATTTCCAACTAACAAGCAAATGCAGAAAGGCATTGTTTGCCCCGACAAGCAATGGCGCTACATAGTCACCATTGAAGATGCTGTTGCTGGCGGGTGCGGGCTGTTTGATATTGAAGAATTACGCGATGAATACAGCTACGCCGATTTTCAAAATCTATTTATGTGTGTCTTTGTTGATGCTGCCAGCTCTGTTTTCCAATTCTGCCACCTGGAACGTTGCATGGTTGATATCTCGCATTGGCAAGATTTAAAAGCAAAAGATAAACGACCCTTTGGACATCGTGAAGTATGGCTTGGTTATGATCCATCTCGAACGCGAGACAATGCCTGTCTTGTTGCAGTTGCTCCGCCGATTGTGGCCCCTGAAAAATTCCGTGTACTTGAAAAGGTCTATTGGAAAGGGCTTAACTTCCAGTATCAATTTTCCCAAATTATTAAATTTTTTGAACGCTATAACGTCACGTACCTGGGCGTTGATACAACAGGGATTGGCGCGGGCGTATGGGATTTAATTCATAAAAAATACCCACGTGAAGCACACGCCATTCATTACAGCAATGAAAGCAAAAACCGACTTGTAATGAAAATGATTGATGTCATCGAAAGTAACCGGCTGCAGTTTGATGCAGAGCATAAAGATATAGCGATGGCATTCATGGCAATAAAACGTACATCAACAAATTCGGGCAATGCCATGACATTTAAAGCAGAACGCAGTGAACTAACAGGCCATGCCGATGCGTTTTGGGCTGTTGCTCATGCCGTTATCAATGAACCGCTTGATCACAACACTAAAATTAAATCAACTTGGGCAACCGCAGCATGACAGATAAACAAATAATTAACGATGAAGCAGATAATGAATCAAACAATGAAAGTGTAATGTTCAGCTTTGGTGAGCCAGAGGTCATGAATAGAGACTTCAACAACTATGAATACAGTGAGTTATTTTATAATGACGAAGGTGATTACTGGGAACCACCACTTGATAGATTGGGGCTAAACAAACTCACCCGCGCCAATGCATATCACGGATCTATCCTGATAGCACGGCGCAATATGATAGCAGGACGATTTATCAAAGGCGGTATGCGAACCCAACAAATGCAATCCCTTGTAAATGATTTCTTGGAGTTTGGCGACGTTGCAATTGTAAAAATCCGAAATCACTTTAACCAGGTAGTGGATCTGCATCCATTGCCATCAGCATACATCCGTAAAAACAAAAAAGGTAATTTTGTCTTATTGGAACGAGATGATAAAAAACGTAAATATAAAAAAGAAGATATCATTTTCATCAAGCAATATGATGCGATTCAACAAGTTTACGGTGGACCCGATTACCTTGGCTGTGTTCAATCTGCATTACTGAGCACTGATGCAACATCATTTAGACGTCGCTATTATAAAAACGGCTTGCACATGGGGTTTATCTTTTACGCCACAGACCCAAATCTAAGCAAAGAAGATGAAGACGATCTCAAAGAAAAAATGTCTTCTAGTCGCGGAGTTGGTAACTTTCGGTCTATGTTTGTCAATATTCCCAATGGTAAAGAAAAAGGTATTCAGCTAATTCCAGTTGGTGATATTGCCACTAAAGACGAATTCGACAAGATAAAAAGCGTGTCAGCACAAGAGGTATTAACAGGCCATCGCTATCCTGTTGAACTGGCGGCTATCATCCCGAACGGCGGCACGCGTGGTGACCCGATCAAGTTTAATTTTGTTTATAACAAAAACGAAGTTATTCCGGCTTGTAAAATAATCATGGATGCAGTCAATAACGACCCAGAATTACCTACACACCTTAAACTTGAGTTTGATTTAACAAATACCATGAAGGAATAGATTATTTATTACTGACGGAAAGCAGAAAATAACCCATTTTCCGTGAGCCTTATTTGCGGATAAATAGCAATTTAGTTGCCATTATGTGGTCCTGTTTTTTGAAATTTACTTTTTGGCCTGAAATCACCTCTCGGGCCTTATCCCAATTGGCTTTGTTTAATTATTTTTTCAGTGGTATTTGAAATGAATAATTACTTAAAAACCCACGTAAAATCATTGAAAAACTTAATATTCAATTACTTAACATATGATAGAACAGGATTAAAATGTAATAAAATCACAAAAAACTGTAATTTCTTTCAATTGTTGAAATTTTGAAAGGACGCCTGAGAGCGATTTTAAGCACTTAAAATTTATCTAACACCCCGCGTAGCATAAGGGCTCGCTGATTGCTTCACGGAATCGCCTACCCCATTAACTGAAGAATTTAAAACTGAAAAAAAAGCAGATGTAAAACGCTGCAGGTGGGGAGGAGGAGTGATTTTCCCGTGCCGTTTACTTTGTTTTCCTGAGCATTTTAAATCATCCGTGTAATTCGCTTACAGAATTTACGCGCACACGCGGCACTCTACTCAACTGTATAAAAACACAGCCCTTTAATATATAATAAAGGGGTCAGTCAGTGAGCCAATGGATGTGTTATGCGAGTACTCTGCCCAGAGTGTGGTGATAAAAGCCGGATTCAAAAAACGAATAGAATTTCTAATAGTTATACCGTTTTATACTGCAGCTGCAGCGACCCTTTATGTGGCCACTCTTTTGTGATGAATCTTAGTTTCAGTCATACGCTGAGCCCATCAGCTAAAAGCACTTCTCAAATGGCCATGGAGCTAATGAGAACGTTAGCGCCCGAACAACGCCAAGAATTACAGCTGCAGATGTCTTATCTGTAGGCAACAAAAAGCCCTCAACATTGAGGGCTTTGTTTTAACTCTTCTTAATTTTATCATCCAACCGCATAACCATACCTAAATGCGCAATACACAATCCAAGCGCTCATGCCAACGAATAACACTAGGGATACGTCACTTAGGTTACTATGAATGATATTATATTCTTGCATGTAATAGACCTTGTGAGCGCAGACAGCAATAATTGACATTACTAAGCTCGGCCAATATGCGTAGAGATTCCACTCAAGCCACATAATTACCCACGGTGCTTTAACTTCCATATTTAATTCTTATTACAAACAAGTAAATCATCACAGCCAAGTAAATCATCACAGCATAATGCATAGTATTCACTTGATAATTCAGCCAAGATCACCGATTTTTGCCCAACAGAGTATTCACTTAAATCTTTCTGGAAAACGCCCGCATCAGCATTTTCAACACCAGTTTTGATTTCATCCACTACAGCACTAATCGTGGACATATCAAATATGGCCATGCATACCACATCCATTCTTTTTTGCAGTTCTCTTACAATATCGTCTGCAGTTTCTGGTTCACCTGGATTACCAAAACCTGCAAAGAAATCACCAAATTCTGAATCTACTAAGTTTTTAATTTTCTGTAACATGTTTAACTCCATTATTAGTTAAGCCGCAATGCGACGTATTTGAGGTAAATTAGATTCAACAAGGGCTTGCGCTACTGGTGGGCACACAGCATTACCGCATCTTGCCACTTGTTTAGCTTTCGATAATTTCTTACCTGCACTGTCATGACTAAAAAGATAACTATCCGGGAATCCTTGAGCTGCGAACAATTCATGCGGTTCAAGCATTCTCATACCGATATCAATAATTTGGTAATCTTGACCCTTGATAGTAACTAAACCGAAACGATCTTTTGTTGTAATTGTGTGAAGTGGTTTATCACATCGATGTGCTGTTCCAGTTCCATAATATTCAATCAAAAAAGCTCTAACTTCACCTATATGTAAACCGCCTGCTGATATGGTGTGAACTGGCTCATTAGTTCTATGACCTATATTTGTACCTCTGAGCTTTACCATGTGGCTAGTTATTAATGCGTTATGGTCAACAGAAGTAACAGTATGCAAAGGTTTTTCAATATCTGAACCAACTACACCAGTATAATGTTTAGCAATGTGAGCGGAGGAAATAATAGGATTGGAGCAATCACCTGGCACTATGAATGGTTGCTCTGAATTAATAACAAATTTTTCTAATCCCTTAGCAATTCGAGCCATGGTCGCTTCAACTAATGGCTTCTTTCTGCCAAATATTGAGCGGGTTGGAATGCTCCAATCAATAATATCAGCAGCCGTTTTATACGGTAGCAGACCCTCGCCGTGAGTTGGTTCTGGCCATGTTATCTGTTCATTATCATTACGAGCGATCAGGAATAATCGTTTCCGAATGGTCGGCGTACCGAAATCACAGGCTTTTAATATCTTCCACTCAACTTGATAACCTAAGCCTCGCTCAATAGTGGCCAAATCAAAGTTATCACCCAGTGCAGCTTTTACATCTTCAATAGCAGGGTGGTTTTTCGATAATCCAGTTGTTAACGCATCAACAAAAGCTTTAAATGTTTCACCTTTTCTTTGCTTGCAAGGCTTCCCATCGTCACCGATTGGCCCCCAAGTTAAAAACTCTTCCACATTTTCAAGCATGATCATTCTTACTGGTACTAAAGCAGCCCAGCGAACAGCAACCCAAGCTAAACCGACCGGACTACCATTACATGCATCTACCGGGTCAACATCCCACACCGATTCACAATAATGTTTTGTCTCCGGATGATTCATTTTGTGCATATCGATAGCATCTTGGTCATGGTTAATTGCAATATCAACATATCGGTTTAAACCTAACTCCATACCAGTAGAAGCACCGCCACCACCCGCAAAGTTATCAACAACAATTTCACCTGGTCTAAGCATTTTAAATTCCTTATTTAATGTCATTATTTAATTCGTCCGGATATATTCAATTGATTAACCCCAATCCCACGATTCCCAGTCTTCCCAACCAGGTATGTAATCGGATGTATCTTTAATTTCAGTTTCAGGACTGTTCCAACCGTCCCAAATATTAGGTTCTTCAGGTGTTACATCGATCACTTCGGGTGGGTGATACTGGCTATCGACATAATATCCCTGCTTCAATTTCACAATATGGTCTTTACCAACTCTGATTTGGGCACCTTCCCTCATAACATTGGTAAGGTGATCATCTAAATGAATACCGCGCCTTTTCAAAAGTGCTTTAATTCCAGTATTTAACCTGTCGCTTTTAGAGGGCGTACAGTTAGTGA